ATTAAAATTAGGATTGCCAAAGTAGCGCATTGGGTCGGCAAGTAGTCCAAACGATTTCCCGCCCCCGGCTGCGCCGCCAAAAAGTACTTCTCTCTCGCTGGCCGCTAAAAACTCCGTCTGTGGACCCTCGTTAGGAGCGAAGATAACTTCTTGCTTCTGCTTCTCGCTCTCAATGACGGAGAAGTCTAAGTTGGCAGTATCTAGCTCTTTATTAGGGCGTAGTTCTTCTAAGGCCTTCTTAGCCATCGTGAGCCTGCGCTTGGCGTCCGTCTGCTTGCGCTTGGCTGTGGCTAGTGTCTTCTCCACCTTAGTCTTTGGCTTACGCTTGCGATTATCCTTAGCAAGCTGCTTTAGCCGCTTAGAAGGGTTATCAGTGCCTACGCCTCTTCGGGCCTTCCACATGAATATCAGACCCTGATGGGAAATCCGGTCACCTGTCTTAGAGGTAAGCCACTCAGCAGTCTTCCGAGTGGAGTGACCTTCCTCCAAGTAATCCAAGGCCTCTTCAACCAACTTAGCTTTGTCTTCATCAGCTACTAAAACCAAGGGATCGTTTTCAGACTCCTTGTAGGCGTAGGGTATCTTAGCGGTCTTATTAGGTCTGTTTTTATCTAGCCAAATACTCAATCGGTACTCTTCGGTGGCAATATAAACATCGCACCGCCTGTATTTTTAACTTCTACTTGCTCTTTCTTAACCAGACCTGTGCGATCCAATATTTGAGATGCAGCGGCAATTGAGTTACGGGCACCCATCGCACCGGGGTCGTCTAATACATCAACCATCCCCCAAGCTGCCTTAGTAGAGTTCATAGCCATCACCGTGGCTGCTCTCTCGTTAATCTCGTCCTTCAAGGCGGATACTACTACCGTGCTTGAGGTGTTGTCGGCATAACCCGCAGCCTGCATGGCCTTCTTGATATTGCCTTTGCATTCCTCAGACATAAGGGCGTCTAGGAACATCAACTGTTTGTCAGTGTATTCTTTTTCAGTCTTCATCCTAAAGTCCTCATATATACGAAACCTGCGCCCACGGCGGCTGTCAGTACGATCCACCAGATGCGCTCCATAAAGTGCAGCTTCTGGCCTCTAAACTTACTAATTTCGTCTAGCTTCCGTATGCGATCCCACATGTGCTTCTGTTCATCATCGTAATGATCCATGCGCTTAAACAACGTAATCATACGCTCCTCCATTCGAGCGAGTGTTACGACTGCATTTGAAAGGGCATCTAATTTATCCTCAATGCGAGTGAGGCGCGCATCACTCACGTCTAGGCCTTCTTTTTCTTCTTCTTCGGCCAGCCAGCCTTCATATCCTTATAAGCTTTGTCGCTTACGGTGGACTTAGACTTAGGACGACTAGTGCCGTCCTTCTTACGCTTATTCATATTTTTAACTAACGACATAGGATTACCATTTCTTGCATGACCAATATCGGGCCGTTAATTTACTTTTCGCCGTGTCACACTTGTGCCTAGCTCTGAATGATTTACGTGCTGCCGGATTATCCTTGCGAATTTCCATTTCAGGGTCTCCGAAAGTAATATACTTCACGTTATCCCCTTCAACCGCCAGCACTTCAAACTTCTTAGGACCGCCTCTACGAGGCTTGTTAACCGCCGTAAAACCATGCCGCTTTTTACCCGCTGCAATCTTCTCAGACTTAGATTTAACCGCCATTAGAACTCACATTTTATAAACGTAAAAAAGGTAGGCAGCGCCAAAAGCAGAACCAATAAGAACAACAACAAATCCAAAAATAGTCAGACCTTCGATTAGTTCTTCCCGTTCCCTAATGCGCTGCCTCTCAGCTTCTTTTCGAGCCTTTCGGACTTGGCCTTGGTACTCTACCCATGAATCATATAATCCGGGACGACCATAGAGCCGCATATGGCTCTCTAGTTGACGGCGTTGTTCTTTAATCTGGTCAAGGGCTAGAAAGGACTCAAAGTCGTTGGTGTCCTTGCCCATGATCTTATTGAAGACAGATTTCTTATCGATTTCAGTCTTGTCTTTAAGACTGTCCTCAGCACTTAGAAAATCGCTTATTGATTTACCGCACTGTGCTAACTCTCTGCCATTTGAAATGGCGGATTTAATTACTCCGAAGGCAGCGTTAGCCATCGCAATTTCTGCAAGCATGGCTCTCCCCCCAGAAAGACTGCTAAGTGTTATATACCTCTATTTTGAAACAGAAGGGTTTGGTCGCTACCTTCAATGCGTTTGCAGTATACTTAGCTACCTCAAACATTTCTAAGGCACACTCTTCCTTGGTGTCATAGAAATCCTTCATATTCATTTTAACGTCACAGCTAGATACATCCGTAACGGACGCACATAGAAGTATCGCACCAACAAACATTACTTAGTTTTTTTAGCAGCCATACCGCCGTAACCGTATGCTGGCTTCTTCTTCATAGCCATGCCACCGCCGCCGTATGCTGGCTTCTTCTTCATAGCCATACCGCCCATGTTAAACTTAGGCATTGTGCGTTTTTTGGCTGGAGCTACGTCTGCTCCACAAGCTTTAGCTTTCATCGTCAAATTCCTTATCAATAATTTCAGGTATAAATCTACGAGGATCAAGCGGCACTGCTACGGAACAATCTTCTGTAGCGAAGTACCTGCCGTACCCGTCGAACTCTTTAGCTAATGGATTTTTTTCAATCTCGCTCAGGGAAATTAATCCCTCTTCAACGAGTAATCTTTTTATGTGATCAAACTTTAGTACTTGGCCAGTGCGCTCTTGTATGGCTGCACGTATGTAATATAAATTAAATGCCAATCTTAGTTACCCCTTCATTTTAACATTTTACAGAGACATTGGTCAAGCACTTATTTAACTGGCGCAATTAACTATTTACATTGACAGATAGCTAATTAATTAGTATAATGAATTGTCGCTTGAGGGTAATACTATATAGATACTCTAACTGTACCTAGTACCCCGACCTAAGTAGTTTACTTAGAATAGACTGCGTGATGTATCTCACCGCGACTAACCCCAATATCTCTAAGCTGTTTGTCTGACAAGTTCTTTAACTGCCAGTAGTTTACTCTACGCCGTTGGTTTTCTTGTATGCACTTAACAATAGCACCGTCACCTGAAAGTGCGTGGATCATAATAGCAAATAACTTATAAAACATATCTAATCTCCTTAACTATATGTAGATACATTGTATCAATTAACAGCTTAGGTGAGTAGTTAGCTAATAGTCATAGCCGCTATGATCTCAGGTAATTTATAGCTCTCTGCATTAAATCAGGGTTGTCTCTAAACTTACCCATGCCAGTATTACATGCATCACAAATAAACCCCCTGAAAGCTCCGGTAATATGATCATGGTCCAATCTAAAGGGCGTCTTATTACCCATACCCGGAGAGTATAGCTGTTCAGCAGACTTCAGGCAGATAGGGCAGGTATGCTCATCAGGAACCTTGTACTGGGCATGTAGCTCACGCATCTTAATACCATGCTGCTTGAGACACTTCTTACAGGTACAGGCTCTGCCCAAGCTCTTAGCACGGTTAAACCCAAATCTATTGATTGGTAGTACTTCTCTGCACCCAGAACAACGCTTAGTATCCCCAGAGTAAGTACTGTCCGGGGTGTCGTCTATCCAGCCAAATAAGTCAGGCTGGTGGGCCATAGTCAGTATCAAAAAGATCAGACACATTAGGTACGCTGTCTTCTATTCTCTGAGCTAAATCCTTTAGTCTTGCCGCAGAGAAATTAAGTTCATTGGCTATGGAGTATAATTCTGAATAATCGTCTTCTACATTATCTAGGATGTCGTCTATGATCTCATAAAAGGGCTTAAAAACAATAACCCTCTCAGATTCACCTACCTCAATAGTAGAATGCAAAAATAGAGTGCCTGAGTTGATTATCTGCAAGTCATGGTCGATGAAGAATGATAAACCCCCATCAAATAATCTGCCGTCTTCTTCGGAATAGTTTTCCGTCATATAGTCGTCCTAGTCGTAAAACTAGATTGGTACTTGGTGGCTTATTATAGCAATTAACTAAATACTTTACAAGGTGTTTGTATGCTCAGGATATACGACATCTAGTAGCTTTACGAATATACAGCGGGTGGAGATTTTCTGGGAGCTATTTACAGTTGCAAAATACCCAAAATATGTCTGGGTTGTATACGACACCGGGGGGGAGGGGGGTGGCACATGCAGGGGTCAAAGCAGATCGATCTAGAAAAAGTTTGTTATTGGCAGAATAATCTAAAGCATTGTTTTTATTGTACAATATTAAAACCTACGACGGGTTAGATGGTAGGCAGAACGTAGATTGTTTAGGTAAATCATACAGTTAAAGAAATCTCAGAATATTATTTATGGCACAAT